TATCGTATTTAAAACCAATCCTTCGCTAAGTTTGGAAATGCTTCCGCCACCAACTTGCGAGTTACCCCCTTGTAAGGTAGTTTGCGTTCCTTCATCCCCAACAGAATCTTTACTTCCGCAGGATTCACTGACTCCAACAACTGAATGAATAATGACTCACGCTTGAGTTGTTTGAGATTGCGCTGTGTCTCAGTATCGCCCTTGACAAACAGATAAAACTGTCGTGACGCATACTGCAATGTAATCTCTGCGTCTGCATCGTTAGGCAATGGTGTGTATGGTGGTGTGCCTTCTGGCAGTAACCATTCCACTCGTGGATCATATGTCAGTCCAAGAATCTGCTTGAGAACTGGACTGCTGTTGTTTTTGAGAATCTGAAGTTTCTCTTTCTTAGTCTTTGCCTCTTCTACCTTTTTAAAGATAGAATCAAAGGTTTGTGTAGACATTTAAAAATCACCTATACATTCGGTTAATAATTTCAATCGGTTTTTTATAAAATAATTTAATAGTCCTTTACGATCTGGTAACTCATACTCATCGTACTGTCGATTGACTTCAGCACGAATGTTGTCTGGTACACAGTCAAGATCTACTAACTGCTCGTTACGCTTATAGTTACGCAACATCTCTTCGTTACAGAAATCCTTTGGTTCTTGATCAACCCAGATGTTGAGTTTCTTAGATGCCAGTGGTTTCTGTCGCTCTTTGGCAACGATACAAGAATCGTTGGATAGGAAGTTTGGAATGCCATCTCCACGATCACCCTTCATGATATGCTCTCGTAAGAACCTGCGGGGATCAACAACCTTCACCCATCGCTTCGTCACTGGACTAAACTGATCCACATTAGCATACTTCTGAAGTTGCCCAAAGTCTTTGTCACCAGAGAGAATGAGAATCTTCTCGTTGGTATCGTTATTGAGATACACACCGAATCGATTGGTCAATGTACCAATCACATCATCTGCTTCTGCACGAGAAACTTGAATCACTCGATATGGGAAGTTGTCTTTGATCTCACCCTTCACTTTATTAAGGCACTCAAAGATCATCTGCCAATCGAGGTCTGACTTCTCTCGATCTTCTTTGCGGTGTGCTTTGTAATACGGAAAGACATCCTTACGCCAGTAGTTCTTATCATCTGCACAGATCACTAACTCGCCATACTCTTTAAATTTCTGGCGATACAAGCGAATGCTATTCAGCACCATGTGTCTGATAAGGTCTTCTTGTAAGTCTGCTTTTCCCCCTTGTATTTGAATCATCAAGTTTGCAATCATCACTTGATTCAAGTCTAACAAAATCATTGTGTTTTCTCACACTTTATCTAATCTACACTATATAGTCTCATAGATTAGTCTCTGTGTCAACCCCCCAGATCTTATTGATGTCAGGATAGAACACCCCGTGTGAACGCTTAGGATTTCCCTCAGAGTCATATGCCATGACTTTGCACACATATCCCATTTGGTTCTGTTGGAACTCTCCATAGAACATGTCTAACCAAATACCATTGTCAAGATAGTTCTGCATATTACGCGCATAGTTCTCGCACTGAATAGACTTGGCAAGCGCACCTTTGACACCTTGGCGATCTTCACGCTTATACTTCGCGGCAAGTTCGCGCTGAGTCTTAATCCACTTTCTGACATTCTGCATCGACAGAGTATCTTCTGGATCGAGAGCAAGCACATTTGGTGCGATGTTCTTGTACTGAGGGGGATTAGCAAGTAAGCGTTTTTCTCGTGCTTTAGCGAGACGCTCTGATGCTGCTTTTTTCTGTTCGTCAGTCATCTGACGCTTCTTACGATATTTCTTGACTGCCATGTGGCACTCCTTTCAATCAATCAGACTACATCATAAAATAAAAAAGGGGGTCTGTCAACCCCCTCTGATTAAGTTTTTATCTTTAATGTCTCTTTTTTTGGTTCAAGTGCTTGTAGAAGTCCTGTCCATTCTGCTGCCCGTAGATCCCAATTATAGAAGTTGTCGATATAGTTCTTTTGGAACATCAACTTCTTCTGGTTGTCTTCGTCACGATGTCTGCCGATTGCTTGGTGCAACCAGTTTGCAAAAACATTCGCGTGATGGTTCATGTCTTCACTGTACTGATACATACTTGCAAACCCTGCGGTTGTCTCTGGCAGTGCGGCAAGGTTTGGACATACTACTTCACATCCTGCGCTCATTGCTTCGATGACAGAGATACACGATGTCTCTTGCCAGATGTTTGGATACGCATAGATGTGTGCTTGCTGTAATGCTTCACGCACAACATTGTTTGGTTGGAATCCATGATAGGTCATGTTAGGATGCTGTCGTGCCATCTCAAACAGATCGAGATACGGTTCGTCTCTCTCTTGCCAACCATATGCCGCAAACGATGAATAGATGTCTAGATGAATCGCATCACCATGATGCTTTGCCAACTCTGCCATCACAGGCACAAGAATCTGTAATCCACGATGCGGAGTTGTATGGTAGATCAAACGAATCTGATCATCTGACTTCTTGACATATGGAATCGGATCAATCGCATTCTTCAGTACAATAGACTCATGGTATGGAACACCAAGTCCCATGTTGTATGTTCCCAACTGCCAATTAGATACGAACACCAATCGAGCAAATCGAGCACGAGACTCAGGGTCTTTTAGATGCTGTGCTTCTGGATCTGCCCACAGATCGTGCAACCATAGAATGTTTGGTTTGTCGGTTGATACCTCGCGCACACGCGACTTGATGATATTGAACTGCTCAAGCAACCCATTATCGACTCGCTCGTACAGTGCCTTGTTCATCAACTCTGTACCGCCTTGTGCTTTGTTCCAAGTTCCATCAGAGTTCATTGCCGACTGAACTTCGTCGTCTTGAATGTCTTCTAAACTCATACTTTAAACTCTTTCACTGAATCGATGCGGAATGAACGCCAACCTTTATTGACTACATCATAGGCGGCAATGACATCTTCACGACCATTGACTGACGCACGAGGGCGATGGTCTTCTGGCATGAACTCTGTATTAGAGGTGCAGTGTAGTGTGCGCTCCTCACCGTTTAGTTTTGTAAATACTACCGTACATACGCCCTTGGCGACTGCCGCCTTCATCTCATCTTTTGTCATTAGAAACTCTCTGTTAATCCACTATCACTATCGTATTGCATTTTGGTGAGAGCATAACTACCATCACCTCTATCTATCCATTTTAACACATCACCTTCCTTTACGTCAAGGTGATCGAGAACTTCTTGTGGTAGAGGTAAGACGATATCGTCACCGTCTTCCTCTAACTGGACATTCCAAGTTTGTGTTGGACCATCACCATACACTACATCATTTGGATCTTTCGACATTCCTTAAATACTCCATTACATTTTCTGGTGATGTCTCACCGTATGGGTCTGAATCTCCATTATCGCAACGACCGGGTTCTTCAAACCATTCCTCAATTACGCCATTATTTACAACCATAGCATAACGCCAAGAGCGAGCACCAAACCCAATATTGCTCTTATCAACAAGCATGCCCATCTGTCTCGTGAACTCGCCATTACCGTCTGGAATAAACTTTACTTTACATACATTCTGATCCAACATCCACTTACGCATAACGAATGTGTCGTTTACAGAGATAACATAAACCTCATCGATGCCCATCTCACGAATCGCATCGTAGTTTTGCTCAAACCCAGGTACTTGAAAGGTAGAACAAGTGGGTGTAAACGCACCGGGTAGACTGAAAACTACTACACGATTGCCTAGAAAGATTTCCTTTGTCGTCAAATCTTGCCACTTGAACGGGTTGTCCCCCCCAATTGATTCGTCTCGTACTCTCGTTTTGAATGTTGTTTTTGGTACGCATATGCCTTCTTTCATTGGTGAATGTCTCCTTATTTATTGCATTGCATCATTAAACTACTATGTATCTCCACTATACAAAAAATCGGAACTCATTTCCAATGATCTTTTTCAATCTTATCGATTGAGGTTTTTAATTGCCAACTCAAGTTGAATGACTTTCTGTTCCCACTTGGCAACTTTGTTTTGCTTGCGTTTTGTTTCTGCCTTCAGCAGTTTCAACCATGCCTGTTGCAGTTT